AATATGAGCAAGAAGATTATGATTTATTCAAATATGAGCCAAAGGTAAGTGGTGGAGAGAGAAATGCAGGGTTGAGTGGGTTTGAAGATGGACAATACTCACACGATGGTAGAGAAAAACCTATTGAGAACGCTTACCAAAGAAACGATAGCGTTGCGAAGAATACGCACCCTACATTAAAACCTATATCACTTAATGAGCATATATTAAAACTATTCAAGACACCAAACGATCAAAAAATATGTTATCCATTTGCAGGTGCAGGAAGCGAGATTATAGGTGGCATAAAAGCAGGGTTTGATAATTGGTGTGGGTGTGAGTTAAATCAAGAGTATGTAGATATAGCGTTAGCGAGAATAAAATATTGGAAAGAAGAAATGACTACACAGACAGATATATTTGATTTTCTTGATTAGCACTATATGTGCTATAATTGAATAGACATGACATACAGGTTTCTCCTTTCTCCTTTCCTGTATGTTGTGTCATAGATAGTAAGAAGTGGCGATGATAAAGAAAAAGGAGAACTAAATGGTTGAACGATCAAAGGAGATTGAACAAGATGTCAGAAGAAGAAAGACTAAGTATCGCTAAGGAGAGTATAGAGTTTATCTTAAAGACATATCAAGTTGAGATTGGATATGATGACAGTTATGATGAAATAGTTATATATATAAATCATAATTTCAAAAAGAGAGTGAGCATTGACAATGTTTAAGATGAATAATTTAGAACGAGATGCTTTGATATACAAAGAAGTAGAAGCGTGTAAAGAAGAATATGATAACGATTGGACATGGCAATACATATCTAATTGTATGTCAATATTAGGCTATAAGGTAAGTGAAAATGCTTGTCGCAAGGCATACAAGAGATATTGTGAGAAGAACTTTACAAGTGAAGAAAGAATAAATAAAGCATTTGCAAATACAGGAGTGTCAATCGCTAACGCAGGTATTAAATATGAAGGCACTAATGTAACAAATTATAATCCAGATAATATTATTCACGAAGGACTAAATATTAAATTAGACCGACCAAAAGAAAAACAATTCAAGTCAATAGAAGTTAAGAGTGATGGCACACAAATAAGTGAGAGAAGAATTATGATGTCAGAAACGGATAGCAAAAGCCCAGAGTTCTGTTTAATTGCTCATGGCTATGACCCTAAATTATGGGAAGTTGTTTCTATTAAGAATAACTTTTGGGATAGTGCGTTTGGAGAAGGAGAGATAAATACATTATTTCAGAGTAAGTTAATTGCTAAACCGATTGCTTATGATAGAGAATTAACGAAAGAAGATATAATTGATCTCGTTAGAAATGTCAAACCTATGCCTAACAATTTCAAGTTAATCAAGCAAGAGTTGGGCAAAGAAGAATTAGCGTTAGAAATAGATTTTGCTGATTTGCATGTTGGAAGTTTAAGTTGGCACGAAGAAGTTGGAGAAGATAATGATTATAAAATTACCTTCGCTACTGTCAAAAGACAAGTTGTAGAAGCAAGAAAAATAATTGAATTGTATAATGTAAATAAAGTTTATCTATGTTTCTTAGGCGATTTTCTACAATGCGATAATATTGAAGGCAGCACTACAAAAGGAACACCTGTCGATACCGATAGCAGAAGTAAGAAGATGGTAAATAAAGGTATGGAAATTGCTATGTATATAATTGAGAATTTAGCAATAGCCGAAACAGAAGTAATTTGGATTGAAGGAAATCATAGTCGCTTAGTTGAATATACATTATTTCAAAGTCTACCTTATATTTACTGTAATGCTAAACATATTAAATTTGATGTATCTCCGAGAATTAGAAAAGCATTTGTGTATGGAGATAATTTAATTGGACTACATCATGGCGAAATGAAGAAAGATCAAATGTTCGGTTGGCTACAAGTAGAGCATAGAGAAGCGTGGGGAGAAGCAAAGTATGCCGAGCAACATAGTGGACATACACATCAAGAAACTGTCATAGAAAAGGGTGGCATAATAAACAGAACAAACCCTACAAGTAAAGTTCAAGATGCGTATGAATACGAAAATGGTTGGAAGTCAGAGAAAGCAACTATTGCTTACTTGTGGACTAAACACAATAAGTTGAAAGGACAATTCTACCTACGATGAAACTATCAATCATAATACCTGCTTATAATGTTTCAAATTATATCAGCGAGTGCCTTTACTCGCTTTTCCCACTTCTTGATGATAATTGTGAAGTTATCATAATTGATGATTGCTCTACCGATAATACAGTTAAAATGATTAGATATTGTATAATGATGTTTCCTACTAAGAATATAACTTTATTAGTAAACCCTGTAAATAAAGGAGTAAGTTATAGTAGAAATGAAGGGTTAAAGCATTGTAAAGGAAAGTATGTAGCATTTGTAGATGGAGATGATTTTGTTAGCAATAAATATATTAAAGAAATACTTAAATTTACAGGTGCTAATTTAGATTATTTCATATTAAGTTGGCGTAAATTTGGTGGAGATAATCGTGAATTTTGTTCAAGATCATTACCTAATTGGAATAAAACAGTGTGGAGTAGAGTATTCAAAAAAGACATAATCAAGGTTAATTTTGATGAAAGTATGAATTGGGGAGAAGATACAAAGTTTCTCATTGATAACATTAAAAGTGGTATGAAATGTGATTATGTAAATGAATATGTGTATGTATATCGTTGGGGTAGAAGTGGCTCAATCACAAGTGAAAGGTTAGGTAGAAAATGAAATCAATAGTATTCTATTCAAGAGCATTTTATACAGGTGGTATGGAAAATGCTGTTTATAATCTAATTAGATTACTTAACAAAACAAAAGAATATAAAATTACAGTAGCGTTTCGTGAGTGTAATGATAAGACAGAGAAGATGTTGAATAAATTATCAACTGTCGCAAAAGTAGTAAGTGTTCAAGGAAATAATTTAACTTGTGATGTGCTAATAAATTGCGATAGAAAAGACTTTGAATTACCTATGATTAACGCTAAGAAAACTATACATTGGTTTTCTTCTTGTCTTATTCAGAACATTGAGAATATTCAAGGTAAAGTTATAAGTCAAAGTAATTATCATCAACTTAGGTTAGATAGATTAAAGATTAAAAGCACAGTAATAGGTAATGCCCTAGATGTGGGCTATATTTGTGAACAAGCCCAAGAAAAGGTAGATTTTGGTCGCATAGGCGATGAAACAATATATCTTGTAGTAAGTCGCATATCGCACGAAAAGGGTTTTACGAGAATAATTGAGTTTATGATGAAGAATATTAAGAGTGAAAATTGTAGATTATTCATCATAGGTGGAGTTACAAGCGATAAAAACCTTGAAATTAAGGCTCTTGTTGATAGATATTTGCGTAATAAAGTGGTATATTTAGGAGAATTAGACAATCCATACCCTTATATTTTACAAGCCGACTATATATTATGCCTATCAGATAGCGAAATATACGGTTTAGTTAGCGAAGAAGCACATATTTTAGGTAAACAAGTCATATTTAATAGATATGAAACTGCTAACGATCAATTTTTGCGTAATTTCGATATGTGGTATGATATGCCTATAAATAAATCGTTGAATAAAATAAATTATGACTTTGTTAAGCAAAATAACGATAGATTTATAAAGTGGAAAGGAGTTATAGATGAATAAAATAGATTTTTACAGTTCAGAAGTCCACTATTTTGACCATATAATTCCTATTTGGAATAAATTGCCTAATGAATATAAAGGTGTTTTTAATGTAAGTTTAGAAGTCTTTGAGAAAAGAAGATTAAATTATAAAGACTTCAAGTTAGGTAAACCTACCGATAATATTACATTAGTTGCGAGTTATAAGGACTATTGTATGACTAAGGGCGATGTTATATTTATGGAACATGGCATAGGTCATAATTATGGAAATAACCACCCAGCGTATGTAGGTGGAAGAAACAAAGAAAGAGTTGTGCTATTCTTAAATCAACACGCATTATCACAAAATAATAATTTATTAGCATATCCTAATACACCTAGTGAAATTATAGGAACACCTAAAACAGATACTATTAACGCTACACCGTTATATAACGATAAGCCTGTTGTATGTATATCTTTTCATTGGGATTGCTTTGTATGTAATAATACAAGAAGTGCTTATTATTATTACAAAGATATATTAAGTGAATTGGCACAAAGTAAAGAGTTCACTTTAATAGCACATGGACACCCTAGAAGAAACGATAGCGAAATGGAGTTATTAGGCATAAAGTTTTATAGCGATCTAAATGAAATTATGAAAATTGCCGATATATATGTCAATGATAATTCATCAAGTCAATATGAGTTTGCATTAACGGGTAAGCCTGTCATAGTGCTTAATTGCCCTTTATACGATAGAAATAGAGATACAGGAATTAGATTTTGGAGATACATTATAGGCAAGCAAGTAAATAGTCCTAATGAATTAAAACAAACAATATTAGATGTTATTAAGCACGATAGTTTCAAAGAAAAGAGAAGTGAAATATTACATACACTTTACCCTTATAGGGGAGTTTCTACCGATAGAGCAGTAGAAGTAATATTGGAATATTTATATGCCTAATCAATACATGGAGCCTATAAAGAAGATTACAGCGATATTCGATAACAGACAAGTTAAGTCGCTTGAAGATAGCATTAACCTTGTTAAGGCTCAATATGAGATGTGTATAGCCTTATACGATGAAACGGAAGATGAAGAAGAAAAGCGTTGGGTAATTAGGCATACAATCAATCATATTTTACCTATATTAGAGAAAATGATTACAAGTCCTAAGGTCGATGAAATTAAAATATCTATTGTATATAAACTTTATCGTGCTACATACGCATTTTGTGGAAGAAGAAGTTTACATCACTTCATAGACTTTATGGAGTGGGATAGACCTACCGATAACAAAGTGTATGTCAAGCGTAAAGAAGTGCTTGATACAGTTATATATTACTTGAATAAAATAGCATTAGATGATAAGTTGAAGAAAATATCTATCTCTTTACCACCTTCATTTGCTAAATCTTTTAGTGGCAATTATTATACTGCGTGGCGATTAGGCATGAATATAAATGCTTCAATTATGCGTATGAGTTGTGGCGAAGGTTTGCTAAATGGTTTCTCACGAGCAATTAAAGATTTAATTCAAAGCGATCAATTTGCCGAAGTGTTTCCTACATACGCATATTACAAAGGAAAGCCATTTGAAAAGGAAAAAGATAGTGATTGGAAAATCAAGAATAGCGATGTAATTACAAATCATATTATAAGAACACGAGATGGACAAACTGTCGGTAATCGTGCTAATTCAGATATTATATTTGATGATATGACAAAAGGTTTAGAAGAAGCAAATAACGATGATCTACATAAAACAATTTGGCAGCAATATTTATCAGAGTGGTTTAATCGTAAAGATAACGATGATGTAAAGTTTATATTCTTAGGCACAATGTGGAATCCTAACGACTTGTTAAATATGATAGTTCAACAACAAGAAAAAGATAGTCCATTGAAACCGAGTGATAAATACAAGTATGCGTGGGAAAGTGAAGATGGCTCATTTGCGTGTATAAGAGTGCCTTTGTTAGATGAAAACGATAAATCTACTTGTGAGAAAGTTACATCAACTAAACAGGCATTGATATTGCGTAATGATACAGACCCTTACTTGTTTGCGTGTGTATATCAACAAAACCCTATCGCACCGAGTGGGCTTGAATTTGCTTATGAGAATTTACGCACTTATGAAGAATTGCCTAATGAATTAAATACATATACATTTGCAGTATTAGACCCTACTCGTAAAGGTATAGACAATATCTCAATGCCTATATCACGAGCAGATTTGAATAGTGAAAATCATTATGTCATAGATTGGCTATATAAGAAAATTGCTATGACAGAAGCATATGATTTAATAATTGAGAAGATAATTCAACATCACATTATTAAATTAGTTATAGAAAATAATACAGATACTTCTCTTAAAAGTATATTAGAAATGAAGTTAAAAGAGAAGAATATTAGTGATTGTATAATCTATGAAAAGTATAATGTTAAGAAAAAGGAAATAAGAATTAAAGATATGCGTGGAATAATGTTGCGTAAAATGATCTTCAAGAAAAAAGGTATGGTTAGTCCTAATAGCGATTATGGTCGTGCTATGAGTGCATTTACAACTTACTCATTTGATTACGCTAACAAAAACGATGATGCCCCAGATAGCATAGCGTTGTATGTAAGTGAAATCATAGGAAATGGAGTTCAAGGTAATTCATTTGAGATATTAAGTCGCAAGACACTTGGCATATAGAAAAGTTTGTGATATAATATAATCTAAATTGCCTTCAAGGTAGGGGAAAGGACATTATATAAGTCCTTTTTTCGTGGCTCACTTGATAATTGAATATTTTGTGTGTTATACTTAATGTGTGTGTATTACTTTACCTTGTTAAAGTGATAAAGCGTTAAAGTGAGAAAGGTGGAAACCAAATGGCATTTGAAGATACATTGACAAATTCAAACATTATCCGTTATCCTAACTTGTTTGGTAGATATGTGCTTAGATCATCGCTTAAAGAAGATGAATTGACCACAGACAATATTTTAATGGTGCTTAAAGATGTTTTACCACTTCACTTTGAAAATCGTAAGCAAATTGATTATCTAAGAGATTACTATGAAGGTAATCAAGATATATTAACTAAGGTTAAAAAAGTAAGAGAAGATATTAACAATAAAGTGGTAGAAAATACTGCGTTTCATTTAGTTGAATTTAAGAAAGGTTTCGTGTTTGGCGACCCTATTCAATATGTTCAAAAGTCTGAAACAAACGAAGCCGAAATAAACAAGTTTAATTACTATATGTCAGAAAATGCTAAGGCATCACTTGATGTAAACTTGTCAGAAGATTTTTATTTATACGGGACTTCATTTAGAATGATATTTCCTACTAAGAAGAAAAATAAGCCATTCGAGATATACAATGTTGAGCCGAGAGATACAAATATTGTTTACTCAACAGGGTATAAGAAAACACCTTTATTTGGTTTCTATATTACCGAAAAATATGATTATACAGTTAAACCGAGAAATGTATATTACTTGATTACAGTTTATACAAAAGAAAAAGCATTTACATTTAGGACTAACACAGGGGCGTTTCAATTAGCATCAAGTAATCCATTATCTATCGAATTGATACCAGATGAAAACCCAGAGTTAGAAGTAAATTGGCAAGGCGATATACCTATCATTGAATACCCTTTGAATAAATCAAGATTAGGCATTGTAGAGTTAGTTAAGTCTGGACTTGATACGCTTAATAACATTACATCAAATGACATTAACGGAATTGAGCAATTTATTCAATCATTACTTATATTCATGAATGTAGATATTGATAGTTCGCAATTTAAGGAAATGATACAAGCAGGTGCAGTTAAGTTAAAGTCGGTTGAAGGTAGTAATGTCAAGAGTGATATTAAATCTATTGTTAATCAATTACAACATAGCGAAACTAAGATACTTTGGGATAGAATATATAACAACCTATTGAATATTGCTGGTGTGCCGAGAATGAGTGATAAGGCATCAAGTGGCGATACAGGTCAAGCAAGACTTGTAGGCGAAGGTTGGACAATGGCAGACCAAAGGGCTAAGCAAGATGAGTTAGCGTTTAAGTTAAGCGAAAAAGAACTAATAACAAGAGCATTAAATATTTGCAAGAATATAAGTGGAACAGAGATTAAAGACTTAGTAGCAAGTGATATTAACATTAAGTTTACTCGTAATAAGAGTGATAACATTTTAGTTAAGACACAGGCTTTGATGAATATGAAGGCAGCACAAGTAGACCCAGAAACAGCATTTAGCACAGTTGATCTATTTAGCGACCCTAACGAAGTCTATAAATTAGCGTTGTTATTCTATGGCGATGATTTATGGAAAGTTGAAGATAAGAATATGGTTAATGGGAATACAGTTAAGAATACCGAAGAAGTTGCTACTCAACTAACTGTTGAATAACATAAATATGCTATTAAGCGACCTATCGCAAAATAGGACTTTCAAACGAGTTGGCAACTCTATATAGCCGAGAAAGGTAAGGTATTGTAAATGGGATTAAGAGAAGATTTATTAGGTTTAATTGGAGATGAAGCGAAAGTAGATGAAGTGTTAAAAAGCGTTGGTGCGAGTATGTTGCCGAAAGATGAATACAAGAAAGCCAGAGATGAAATTAAAGTTCTCAAAGATGAAAATGAGAAAGCAAAATTGGCTAGTATGAGTAATGAAGAACTACTTAAACACAAGGTTGAAGAAGCCGAAAACAAATATCGTGAATACGGAATTAAGACAAACAAACTTGAAGCCGAAAACGCATTTGTCAAAGCAGGTTTAACACGAGAAGTCTATGGAGATTTACTTGAAACTGTTGTAAGCGATGATGCTGAGAAAACACTTTCGTTAGTAAATAAGTTTATTGGAGTATTGGGAAAAGAAAAAGAACAAGTAGCAAACAAAACAAAAGAAAGTTTGCTCAATCAAACTAAAAAACCAGAGAACTCTGATGACACAGAAAAAAAGCCAACTCAAATTAAAACCTTTATTTAATCAATAAATATGCCTATTATGGCAAGAAAGAAAAGGTAAAATTATATGGCAAGACAAGATGCATTAGATTTAGTATTAGCGAATGGTAGCACTGCTGCTTCGTTGGCAGAATTGTATGGATATGTTATTGAAAATGTTGAAATGGGTGCTGTTTCAAGTGCCTTGAAGAATAGACAACTAAGTGGCGACTTCGCTGCTGGGTCTGTTGAAGCAAAGCGTTTCTTGAATAGCGTTTCTGCTGCTTATGGAACTGCGAGAACTGCTGGTGCTGGTGGCAAGATTAAATCTTCTACTGTTACTGTTAAAAAAGACACTCATAAAGAAATTATTGAAGAAGCCGAAGCATTTGATGTTGCTAACTTTGGTATTGCTGGTTTAGTTGCTCGACAAGCAATCAATCACGCAAGAACAATGATTAACGATCTTGACATCGCTTTCTTCGCAGAAGCAGTAAATGCTGGTGCTTCCGTTGTCCACCCTGTTGGCTCAACTACTATCGCTGCTAAATTAGAAGATATGATTGTTGCTATTGAAAGCACAAATGATACTTATAATCGTGGTGTAAGCAGAAACATGATTGCTGCGACTTTGACACCTGCTTGGCACTCTGCCTTGCGTTTAGAAATTGATGACATTCCTGCTAATGACAACTCTTATGCTAAGGGTGCTGTTGGTCTATTTCATGGAGTGCCTGTATTTACTTCAATTAACTTAGGCACAGATATTAACGCAGTTGTTATGGCTGTTCAATCTATTGCTCAACCTGTTCAAGTTTCTCCTTATAAAGAAACCGTAGTTCCACTTTCTGATAGCACTGCTATTGAATTGTTCTACTACTTTGGCACAGAAGCCACAGCACCAGAATTGATTAAATACTCCGAAGAAGCAGGAAGTTAATTTAACTAAATGAAAGTCAAAAAAGGGGGGGTAGTCATTTATATCTCCCCTAATGACTATGTTAAGTATAAAGTTGCTGGTTGGAGAAAATGTGATGAGAGAAGTAAGGAAGAAATCAAAAGGAATAATGAAAACGCTAAGAAGCGTAGATTAGAGAAAGGTGGTAGTGAATAATGCTAAGTCAATTAAAACTATTATTGGGAATAACAGATACGAGTAAAGACACTTTGTTAAATTTGTTGCTTAAAATGGCTACTGATTTAGCACTTCGCACACTTAACCCTTTTGAAGATGATATTGATGCTCTTGTATTACCTTATAAGTATGATTATTGGGTTGTGAGAGCAACTAAGGAAATGTATCAAAACTTAGGTAGCGAAACGATTAAATCGTATAGCGAAAATGGTTTATCTATTACTTATGCCGATACCTTAAATGGAGTTAGTAAAGCGTTGTTAAGCGAGTTAGTCCCAAAAGCAAAAGCGTTATGGTAAGGTTGAGCCTATGGCAATAACACCGATCACAAGTTGGAGAAAACAAGTTTACATCGCTAAACTAACAAGCGTAAGTAAGAATAGTAGTGGAGATCAAATGCCTGTCTATGCTACGCCACAAGCCTTCACAATGAATATTCAACCATTATCAGATGATGCGAGAATAGAAATGTTTGGGGCAAGTGCTAAAAAAATGTATCGTGGAGTATTAGTGGGAATTGATTATGATATAAATGAATTTGATGTAGCATATATTGATAGTGCTACTCCTGTTGGAGAGAGTAAAAATGGTGCTAACGCTAACTACATTGTGAGAAGATTACAAGTAGGAAATATCGCTACAAATGTATACTTTGAGAGCATTAAAGGTAAGTAAGTTATGGACAAATACTATGACATATTAGATGATGGCATAACTAAACTTATCGCTGATATGAAAAAATTAGAAGAAGATTTAGTTTGGACTAATCAAGTTGTCATAGCAAGTTTAGAGCCTAAGATAATGTCTAAGATAAGTTATTATGGAAGTCTTAACAACAATCAAGAAAACTTATCTGCTGTATTATCTAACAATAGATTTACTTATCGTAGAAATAAAGTTAATCCTTCTATTAGAGTTGTGAATAGTGATACACAAGCAACTTATGCCGAGTATGGTTATGGAATTATAGGAGAGCAAGGTGGTAGTCCACTTTACCCTATGAACGAGATATTTGGGAATGTTGGTTGGAAAGGTTATGGATTGGAAAGTCCATATAAACGCTATCACAAAGATGGTGGACAATATTGGTTTTACAAGCGACAAGGTGTGATGACTTATACACAAGGCGAAGTTGGGGTGCCTACTTATTATCGCACTTACTTAGCGCTTGAAAGAGAATTACAACAATTATTTGTAGATAGATTTGTATCAGTAATTAACAAACTGTAAGGGAGTGTGAAATGACAAGAGAACAAGTATTTGATGAGATATACGCATCATTACAAACTAAGTTAAATAATGCTCTATTAAACCCATACGGCGCGACTATGACTAATACTATTCCTAATATACTACCAGATAGCGACTTTCCCTTAATCGTGCTTAGTCAATTAGATTACTTGTTGAATAGGGAAACGCTTGACAAGGGAAAAAGAAAATACTCGTTTAGTATTGAATGTAATGTATTTGCAATCAATGAAGGAACTACTTATGCGAGAACTATTGCTAATCAAGTTTCTAATTTGACCGAATTACATATTGATGGTTATGGGCTAAGACTTGATATGTCTGATGTAGTGCCTAATCTTCAAGAAAATGTCTATCGAGTATTACAAAGGTTTAGTGGAGTTATAGATGTAGATAGTGAAGTAATATATCGTGAATAATCACGAAGAAAGATATAGGTAAAATTATGGCTCAAACAGATGTTGGCACAAAGTTATATTCAAGTGCGAGTGGCTCTGCTAACACTTATGTAGAATTAGTAAGTGTTTATGGAGTTCCTGCGACAGGTAGCAACCCTGCTAAATTAGATGCGACACGCTTAACCGATACGACTAAACGCTATAAGAAAGATAGACAAGATTTACCAGATTGCGAATTTATGTATGACAAAGTTGCTGCTGATGAAGTTTTAGTTAAAGCGACTTGTGGTATTTCTCCTTTCTATTTTATGGTTGTTTATCAAGATGGAAGTGGTGCTGTTATTAAGGGCGAAGGCTCTAATTATACAGATGCAGTTTCAGTAGGTAGCGTAGTCAAGAATAAACTCGTTGTAATTGCCGAAACGATTACCGATAAAACTGCTGCCGAAGTTGCTGCTTTAACATTAGGCTCTTAATTGAATAATTTGAAAGGAGAATAAATTATGGCAAAATTGACTATTGAAGTTAAAGGTAAAGATTACACGTTTGAATTAGATCGTGCAGAAGTTAAGCGTGGCGATACATTAGGTTTTGACAGAACTAAAATGGAAGCAAATTTGGCAACTCAATCATCTATCTTGTGGTATATGGGGTTGCATAAACATCAACCTAATATGACACCGAGAATTGCCGAAGAATTACTTGTTGAATATGCCGAAAATGAGAATGGCGATGTTGGAGAAGTGTTTGTATTTCTAACGGAACAATACAATACTTTTTCATTAGCCACTCTGATAAGTTCAGACACCAAAAAGAAGGGCAGATTAGAAGATTAACTTCTGATGAAGAAAATGTTGGAGAAGAAGTGGTTGAGTTAATATCTCCCACTTCTTACTTCAATGAGTTATTTGTCAATGCTCTTATATTTGGTATGACTTACAATCAATTTTGGCACAGAGAAGCCGAGTTGTATTGGGCTTATCAAGTGGCTTATGAGAAGAAATTAGAAGAACAATATGAATTTGAAAATTACAAAGCGTGGCTAAATGGTTTATATAACTTTGATGCTTTCAGTAAATCTAATTATAATACTCATGCTCGTGGACAAGGAGATAGCGCTGAGCAATATATGCTTAAACCTATTGATTGGAAGCAATTAGAAAAACAAGATAAAGAAGAAGTTATCAAACAAAAGTCAATCGCTAATGAAAATAGCATTAAGAATATGCTTAATATGAAGAAAAGTATTATAGATAGCAAGAAAGAAGGTTAGCAAAATGGCAGGAGAAAAAGTAGCAAAAATAGGCATTGAGATAAATTCTAATATTGCTGGTGCGATTAAAGGTTTTTCTACACTTTCTAAGTCATTAGACACAACCGATAAATCATCTAAACAAGCCACTTATTCACTTCAAAAGTTAAGTGGCTCTTTGAGTTCTCTCAAATCTATTACACTTACTCAATTTGGTTTTGGCTCTATGCAACAAAGTATTCAAACTATTGCTAAGGCATTTACAGCAGGTTATCAAGAAAGTTCTAAGTTTATTGAAAACTATAACTTATTCAATGTATCTATGCAAGGTAATACTGCTAAGGCATTAGAGTTTCAATATGAATTGAATAGAGCATTTAAGACTAATATGAGTGAAACATTACGCTATCAAGGGTTTTTTGAGAACTTAGCAAACTCACTTGGAATTACATCTAAGGAAAGTCAAGTGCTATCTGAAAACTTAACTCAACTTACTTATGACATTTCATCGTTATTTAACATTGATGTTGCTACTGCGTATAGTAAACTGTCAAGTGGTCTGGTCGGTCAAACGAAGCCCTTGCGTGGTTTAGGTATAGATGTAACTATGCAAACATTACAAACAGATTTAGATCGTTTAGGAATTAAAGCACAAGTAGGACAATTAACACAAGCCGAAAAAGTATTGCTAAGATATATTGCTATTCTAAGACAATCTACTAACGCACAGGGCGACTTTGCGAGAACTATTGAAACTCCTGTAAATCAATTTAGAATATTTACTGCTCAAACGCAAGAATTAACAAGATGGTTTGGCACTTTATTCTTAGGTGTTATTACTAACATTTTACCTTATATCAATGCTGTTGTAATTGGACTTAAAGAGATATTTCAAACTTTCTCTACTATGATGGGATTTGACATAAATGACTTTAACTTTTTAGGTGGCTCTAATGGTATGGAACAAGTTGAAGATGGAATAGATGGAATTGATACAAGCGTTAAGAAATTAACTAAATCGTTAATGGGGTTTGATGAAATAAATAATCTATCTTCATCTACTTCTAATGGCATATTAGGAAGTGGCTCATACTACGATCAACTTGCTGAATATATTAAAGGTTATGATAATGGTATGAAAGAAGTTCAATTAAAAGCCGATAAAATTAAAGATAGCATTTATAGTTGGTTAGGCTTATTCAAAGATAATCATGGCAATATTATTGCGTTAGATGGAAGTATTGCTGATTTAATTGCTACTGTTTCTACATTTGCTTGGAATGAAATTAAAAAGTTTGTTGATGGTTTAACTCTATTTGTTAATGATACAGTTAAGTGGCTTGATGAAAATCCAGAAGCGTTTAACTCATTATTGTTTGCTGGTTTCTCGTGGGCTGCTATTAGTGCTGGAATATTCTTGTTAGCAAACCCGTTAGGTTTAATCGTTATTTCTGGGGTTTGGTTTATGGCAAATTATTCAAGCATTAAACAATGGTGGAGTGCTTTAACACCTACCGATAAACTAATCGTTGGGTTAGGTATGTTGGCAACTGCTATCGCTGCTGTGTGGATTGCTACTTCTGGTGGAACTGCTGCTATACCTTTGGGAATTGGCTTTGCTGCTTTGGGAGTTGCGTTAGCAGGTGTTGGAATTATGAGTAGTGGAGTAATAGATGCTGCTAATGACTTTGGAAATGCATTTACACCAGAAGATGTTATTCCTAATACAAGCAATAATTATAACGGAAATGTAAGAACACCTACAAGCAGAGATACATACGACTTTACGCAATATGCCGATGGTGGTTTCCCTACACAAGGTCAAATGTTTATTGCTCGTGAAGGTGGTGCTGAAATGGTAGGTAGTATTGGTGGTAGAACAGCAGTTGCTAATAATCAACAAATTGTAAGTGCTGTATCGCAAGGTGTTGCTATGGCTGTTTCTAGCGTTATAGGGAGTGGTGGAAGTAATACAGTAAATATATACCTTGATGATGTATTAACAGGCACAGCGATTATCAATTCAATCAATAGAGCAACTAAGGTAACAGGTAATGCTGTCTTACAAGGGTAAGGAGAAAATATGGCACAAGTATATCATATTAGGACTATAAATGGCTCAACAGCACCTATACCTTCTTCGTTAAAAATGGTTGAATATACGCTTGATATGGACAGTTTTAGGTCGGCAAGTGGGTTGCTTAATCGTAACCCTTTGCCTACTAAGAAACACAAGTTCTTTTTAGAATTTGTGCCTATGACTAAAACTGAAATTCAAGCGTTATTGACTATTCTTAACTCTGAAAGTTTTACTGTTACTTATGAGAATATGATTACTTCGGTAGTTGATACAGGAACTTTCTATCATGGCGATCTTGAAATTAGTCCTATATGGGTCAAGAACGAAGCAAACACAGATGTATTATATGACAAGTTTTCAATTAACTTGATAGAGTATTAAACTATGTTAAATACATCAAGTGGTTTTAAGAGTGCGATTAAAAGTGTAGCACCATATTCAAGTGGAAAAGTTAATTTAATTGGAAAAACAGGACAAGCAACATTAAGCAATATAATTCTTAATGGAGATTTTAGTGATGGCTTGACTTCTTGGGGTGGTGCTAATTCAACTCGTTCAGTTACAAGTGGCATATTATCTGTATTGGCAACAAGTCAATTTGGTAGAGCACATCAAACAATTACAACTATTGCTTCTCATAAATATTATGTTGCTTCATATTCTAAGGCAGATAATAATAATATTAGAACGCAAGTATATGCTTCTGATGGAACAACAGTGTTAGGTTTCAAAGCACATAGTGGTGGAAATGCTTATGAATTATTAAGCGTTATTGCTACTGCTACCGATACTGCTATTATTGTTCAAGTAGGTAGAGATCAACGAGCAAGTTCGTTTACAACTTCATATCATGATTATGTATTTGTAATTGATTTAACTCTTGCCTTTGGTGTTGGAAATGAGCCTACAATTACTTTAATAGATAATTACATTTCTAATTATGGCTCTTATTTTCTAAGTGCTATTTATATTTTAGGTGCTATTGTTAATTTTACAAGTGATGATATTAAGTCATTTGAGATTAACGGAAGTGCTATTGTCAATGATAAAGTATTAGGAAATATTGCCCAACACTCATTAACATTAGAATTATTAGGCGATAAGACAAGTAGCATAAATATTGCGTTAGAAAATATATTAGAAGTATTTATAGGTGTAAAAGTAGGAAGTGTATATGAATATGTTAGGCAACAAAACTTTATCGTTAGTGAAGTATCGTATAGCGATACTACTAATGTTACGAAAGTTATTGCTACCGATTATTTAGTTAAATTAAATAATGAATTGTGGGTTGATGGAAATACTTACCCTATGACATTGAAAGCATATTTGGAAAGCGTTTTATTACATTGTGGACTTACACTTGAAAATACTACCTTTTTGAATAGTGCGTTTAGCGTGGCATCTCAACCTATTGCTAACTATACATCTTGTAAAGAAATTATTAGGCAAGTTGCTGAAATGGCATTATCATTTGTTGTAATAAATAAAGTTAGCAATAAACTTGAATTACGCACAGCGTTTGAATTACCTTCTACTGTTGATGATACATTGACAAAAGACAATTATTCATCTCTAAAATTAAACGATCATAACTTTGGAACATTAGGTGTAAATACGCTTGTGCTAAAAATTAGTCAAATTACAGGCGAAAACACAAGTGTAGTAAACGCTACTAATGTGGCTATTGATGGTGCTATTGAAATTGTCATTGAAGATAATTCATTTATCAATACACAAGCATTAAGGGAAAGCGTTGATAATGCTATGTTCGCTATTATCGACACATATAAGTTTCAACCTTACGCACTTGATTATCGTGGCTTTGCTTATTTGGAATTAGGCGATATTGTTGAAATAACTAAGATGGACAATTCTACTATTAAATTGCCTATATTTGAAACATACATTAAATATAACGGTGGTGTAAATGGTCGATTAGTTGCTAAGTCATTAAATAAATCGCAGACTTCATATAAATATGTATCAACTAACAAAAATGCTCAAAGGGGTATTGAAGTCATAGTTGATAAAGTTAATGGAGATTTTACTATCTTAGCAGGTAAATATAATAACGGAGAATTAGTTGCAACAGGTAGATATGTATTTGATGGAACAGGTGCTTCATTTTATTCTGATAGTTTTAAGTTATATGACAATTCCGTTATTCCTGTATTGAAAGTTTATTTTGATACTGTTAATTCAAGATATGTGTTTAATGGCGAAATTAGTGCTAGTGTAGGGCTTATTGGTGGATTTACTATCGGTGCTACTAAACTTACTGCTGGTGCGACTAACGCTACTGCTGTTGGTGTGGCTAGTGGAGAAACTTACGCATTTTGGGCAGGGCATTTAACTGCTTCTTCTGCACCTTTTAGAGTTACGAGAGCAGGTGCTGCGACTATGACAAGTGGTGCTATTGCTGGTTGGACTATTGCTTCTACATCTATTTCAAAAGGTGGCATTAAATTAGATAGTGCTAATGAAAGAATATATTTTAATACAGATGCTTATTTTGAAGCAGGTGGTGCTTCTACTTCGATAGTTTCTTCTGGAAATATTAGTCCTAATTCTACAACAGGTGTTTATGGGCTTGGAACTTCGACTAATTATTGGGGAACTTCATACTTTGATAATTTATCTCCTTACGCAAGTGGCTTAGGTAATTTAGGTGGAAACACAATGAGATGGGCTACATTATATTTGAATACATTAAACTTACGATTTAGCACAACTAATTACACAATCACTCGTGATGTTAATGGCTTCTTAAAGGCTGTATAAAAATTTGATATAATGAATATATATGAAAGGAGAATATATGAACGAAAATTTAGAAAGACTTGTAAATGATCTCGCAATAGAAAATACTAATTATAAGATTACGATATTACAAGACAGGTATGAAATTGAGAGTTTGAAGAATAAGATAAAAGAATTAGAAGATAAATTGAAAGAAGGTAAATGACATGAGAATTAGAAGAACGGACTTAGAGTTTCTTCAAGGTGTAGGCGATAGTTGGGGTTATAAAAAGTATGTAGGCACATTTGATGATGAAGGTAAATTGCTATCTAAGACTTTATCTTCTTTCATTGCGAGTGATGAAGTTACGCTTGTTGTTAAATTAAACAAAAGTGATTATGTGCCTGTTATTGAGAAAACTGCGACTATCGTTGATGGAGTTGCGTGGTTTACTTTAACGGACTTAGATATGTCTATCGCACAAGGCATTTATGGATATGATGTATTTTATACTGAATTAGGTCATCAAAAAATACCTTTAATTTATCCTTCTAATTTTGAAGTTGTAGAAAATAATCATTATGAAAGCGTAGGTAGTTAATATGGCAAATTACACAAGTCCTATATTTGAAGTTGCTGTTCCTGAAAAACCTATATTTGAAGTTATCGTTAATGCTTCTATTAAGGGCGATACAGGTGCGAGTGGAGAAGATGGAGTTGGAGTTCCTATTGGTGGAGATACTAATCAAGTTCTTGTCAAGAATAGTGGAGATAACTTTGATACTAAA